TTAACCCAAAACATCATTCATATAGGCTTCAAATTCAGCGATGGAATCTTTATTAATTTTGTCACTAATATGTGAATAAACATTCGAAGTGATTTCGATATTTTTATGACCCAAACGATCTTGAATGTATTTCATACTTGCGCCTGACTCTAATAGTAGAACTGCGTGTGTATGTCGAAGGGAATGGATTTCTAATTTTGGTAAATCCGCTTTTTTAAGAATTCGAGAAAAGGCGTTGAATAAAGTTGATTTTGGTATAAATCGGCCATCTACTCTAGTGAATACTAAATCTAATTTATGTTCATATGCTTCTTGCAAAACAAGTTTGTTTTCGTTTTGCCATTTCTTGTGGTTAAGTAAATCGTTAACCAGCGGTTTTGGTATCATAATGGTACGTCTAGAAGTAAATGTTTTTGTATCTCCGAAAAGATCTTCACCTTTTTTTACTGAAAAATCTAAGGTTTTGGTGATGCGGATTGTTTGTTCTTTAAAATCAATATCACTCCATTGTAATGCTGCAGCTTCACCTTTGCGCATACCTGTATTGATTAGTGTTTTGAAAAAGATATAATAGATATAGTTATATTGATAAGCGTTTTTTAAGAAAAGAGGGATGTCTTCAGTTCGCATATACTTGAGACCTTCCTCTTCTTTTTTGTTTTTATTAGAAATTACTACGTCTTCACAAGGGTTGTTCTCAATTTTTTTTAAACTAACCGCTTTCTTCATAGCGTTATGCATTGTACCATGGATAATTTCTACTGTACGTTTACTATAACCTTTATCAGTCAAGTAATTGATGAAATTTTGGTACATCATAGGTTTAATTTCTTTTAAGTTGATGTTTTTAAAATAAGGTATTAAATGTTTTTCAACATTGCGCTCATGTAGGATATAGGTGTTTTTTCTAACGTTGTTCGCTTTAAATAATTTTAACCAGTCACGAAGGAAATATTTTAATGACATAGGCGTGCTTTCAACCTCTAAACCATTTAATATTTTCTTTTCCTCTTCAGCAGCAGCAATCTGGGCCTCTTTTTTTGTTTTGAATCCACGTTTTGTTTTTTCTTTAAATTCCTGAGTATAAGGGTCTTTAAACTTGATACGATATTGCCAACCATTACTCACCTTTCTAAAACTAGCCATTATGTTATTGCTCCTTTCTTTAATGCAGAGTAGTTAGATCAATCATCTAACCACTCTATAGGTGTTTTCTTATATCCTGATATCTCAAATTTCATCTCTCCATCTATTTCATAAATTTTCTCGACAATAGGTACCATTTCAAATTCAGGATCTTTAGTCTTGGATGCCCTTTTTTCTCTTTCGACAGCTAAGTCAATAATCAAGTCCATCACCTTCCTTCAGAGAACGTATAGAATTCTAATAATTCAATTGGAATATTATTCTTATAGGCTATACATGCTTTTGTATCGCCTTGATTGATTGTCTTTTGGTCAATTAACAAAAGAGCAGCAAATGTATTAGCTTCAATTTCTAATCTATCCACAGACAAAAAAGTATTTTTTCGTAAGAATAGAGTATTTACTTCTTCATGAAGTACAGCGTGTCCTAATTCATGAGCGCAAACTGTTTTTTGCATTGTTTCTGATAAATTACTATTAATAGCGATAAATCTATTTCCTTTCTCACATCTATAAAAGCCATCAATTTCTTCATGTAAGTCATGAAAAAACACATGGATGTTTAAGCAATCTGCAAGCTCAAAAGGGTTTTTAGTTTTATGTTTTTTGCAAAGTTGATTGACTGTGTTGTTTATAATGAATTTCAATATAATCCCTCCTGAATCTACATTAATTACCTTTATTGTTTTTTTCAGGAGCGTACTTTTTATTGATAACTTTAGTTTGACGAACAATATACTCCATTGCATCTAATAAAGAATCAACAGCTTCCTCGCTCATTGGTTCACCAGAAAACATAAGCCCCTGAGAATCTTTTAAATCACGTTTTATTTCTTCCATTCGTTTTTCGATATCTTTTTCGTCTTTAGATGTCATGTGCATTTGGTTTGTTCTTCCTAATAAGAAATCAGTTGTCACGTTAAAACGATCAGCAACTTTTTGTAGACGATCGGCAGAAGGGTATGCTTTGTCCCATTTTCTTATTGTTCCATTACCGAAATCTAATTCTTTCTCTAATCCTGATACTGATATATCGTGGCTTTTACACAAGTTTTTTATTGTCTCTACTATGCTCATCCTTATCACCTTTCAGGCTCACCAAAAAACAATGATTAGTCTACAAGCTAAAAAGTGTTGACTTTTAGTCTGTGGACTATTATTATTAGTTTGTAAGCTAATTTGTTAGCTAAAAAGGGCATGAAAATCCCGTTGAAAATACGGTTAGAATTAACGACGCTGGGGGGCGTGTGTAATTTTTAGATTTTTTAAACCTTTTATAGTTATAATTTAGCACATAGACTAATTATAGTCAATTAATTAGCGAAAATTTTCTCATTTGGAAGGTGTGAGCATCAAGATGAAGTATTCGAATTTTGGTATTGAGGTAAGGAAAGTGTTGTTAGAACGGGATTTAACATTAACATCGTTAGCTTCTGAGCTAAAAATATCAGTTTCATATTTATCCGATATTTTAAAGGGTTCTCGAAAAGGAAAAAAACAAAAAGTGAGAATCATTGAGGTTTTAGGTTTGGAAATGTGTGAGGAGGATTTAAAATGACAGATCAATTAACAGTAGTAAATGAACCACCAACATTATCAATTATTAATCAAAACGGACAACTTTTGGTCGATAGCCGAGATGTTGCTGGAATGGTAGGTAAGGAACACAAGAACTTACTTAGAGATATTAAAGGGTACACTGAAATTTTGGACGGCTCAAAATTGAGCACTCCTAACTTTTTTATTAGTAGCACATACCGAAATAGTCAAAATAAGGAGCAACCTTGTTACCTCTTAACTCGTAAAGGATGCGACATGGTGGCTAATAAGTTAACTGGTGAAAAAGGCGTTCTATTTACAGCCACATATGTTACTCGTTTTGAAGAAATGGAAAACCAGTTGAGAAAACAGATAAACATTCCTAATGATCCATTCGGACAAATCGAACTCCTTGCAGCTGGTACAAGTAATTTAAACAAGCGAGTTTCTTCATTAGAACAGGTTGTTGAAGAACAATTAACAATCGATTATGGGCAGCAACGGGTAATGGAAAAAGCTAAGGCAAAACGTATTTACTTTCTATGGGAAAACGGACATGTAAATACTGAGGTCCATGACTCTACACGTAAGTTGTTCGGATTACTAGGTCGGAATTTAAAAGATGCCTTTGATGTTAATAGTTATCGTGACATTTTGAAGAAGGACTTTAATGAAGCACTGAACTTTATTAACGGATGGAGACCAATGATTTAATAGCGGAAGGTGAAAATAAAATGTTAAACATTCAAGTTGATGAGCAAGTTGTAAAGGAATTATGCGCAGAGGAAATTCAAAAAAAGGTCAAAGAGTACAATGCAGAGTTTACATTTTGGGATACGAAAGAGTTAAAAAAACGTGTTTGTATGTCATGGAATACAATTCAAGATCAATTCTTTTTTGACCCGCGATTTCCAAAATTTAAGGTTGGTCAAAAATGGTATTTTCCAGCAAAACAAACACAAGCGTTCTTATTAGAATGGGCGGAAGAAAGGATGGAAGGAACACAATGAATCTATCAATCAACTATAACAACGTAAAAGTAGCTGATTATCTCAAGCTATTAGTTCATTACAAACTACCAAACAAGAAGCAGCGTCGTCTTATTGAAAATCGGTTCGTGTGTATAAACGCTCTTGTGAAGAGTGGCGGCGAACAATATGGCAATTGAAAACCTTGTTTTACCAGAAGATGCAGAGTTAGCAAAGTCATTGCGCAGCAAGAAAGAGAACTACATAAAAAATCAATTCTTGTTATCTCGTATCGCTACTAAGAAAAATGCAGAAGGAAAGATAAAAGAATTCTATGAAACTTGTAAAGAATATGAAGCATGTGGAGAAAAAGCAAAAGAATGTGATGATCAACTGGCAAAGCTTTTTTTCAAGAAGAAAGAACGTGACCGCGTTGAAATGGTTGCAAATCGGATGCATGAAGTAAATATTCCGGCCCGCATTATTGAGTATGTTTTAAATGCATAAAAAGACCCCTGTTGCAGCAGGAGTCATTTGTAAAAATATTTTCGCAGTCAGTATATCACATGAGGTGAATACATGAAAGAGTCATATGAAAATCAAGTGTTAAAAAAGCAAGTAGAAATCGCGGTAAACAACTTGAAACGTATGTCTAGCAAAGAAACGGACAAGTCCAAAAAGCTAGATATCGATTATGTCATTACCGTATTAACAGATAAACCATATGGTAGCATGCCATTTTAGGAGGATATAAAACTATGAAACTTTACGAACTGACAAGCAACTTTAACCAGTTGCAACAAATAATTGAGGATGGAGCGGATCAAGAAGCAATTCATGATACATTGCAGGCAATTGATGAAGCAATCGATGATAAGGTACAAGGCGCAGCGTTATTAATTCGCAACATTGAAGCACAAGCGGAAGCTATTAAGGTAGAAGAAAAACGTTTGTCTGACCGTCGTAAATTTTTTGAGAACAACTGTAAAAAGATTAAGGATTACCTGTATCAACAAATGGTTGCTGTGGATAAAAGACGAGTTAAGGGGGCATTGGTAACAGTAGGTATTCAAAAGAATCCAGCAAGTTTAGAGATTGCAACTGATGCAGTTATCCCACCGGAATACATGATTGCACAGGAACCAAAAGTTCATAAAAAAGCATTACTTGCAGCGGTTAAAGATGGGTTGCAATGGGATGGTATCACGTTAAAACAGGGTGAGAGCGTGAGAATCCGATGAATGAACAAAAAAATTATTTTGCAGAATTAGCATCTATTGATGTCAGTAAACATGTTGAAAAGAAAGGGCGTTTCAGTTATTTGAGCTGGTCATGGGCAGTAGATCAGCTATTAAAAAAATGTCCTGATGCAACTTGGCAAGTTGTTAGGTTTGATGGATTACCTTATATGAAAACAGAGGTCGGCTACTTTGTCGAAGTTGAAGTGACGGTCAATAATATCACACGTTCACAGATTCATCCGGTATTAGATAACTACAATAAACCAATAGCAAAGCCTACATCATTTCAAATAAATACATCTATTCAGAGATGTTTAGCGAAGGCAATTGCGTTACACGGGTTAGGTTTATACATCTATTCTGGTGAAGATATTCCACAGGATGATGAGCCGAAACAAACTAGCAAACAACAAAGTATTGTTCCAGAAAAAGAGCAAGAAAGACAGGCACAAGTTGCTAATGAACAACGAATACAAGCGATTCATGCACAAATCAGAGAGTTATCGGAAGTGTATGATATGCCGTTTGAAGAAACGAAATCGACTGTAAAACAATCATTAGGAATCCAGACATTCAAAGGAATTACGGTGCAGCAAGCATCACATGTTCAAAAAACAATTACATCATGGTTGAATGATGCAAAAGCAAATCAGCAAAAAGCACAATAGGTAGGTGATAGATAGAAATGGCCATTTTTAGACCTGTACAGACAGAATTTTGGACAGACGTAAAAGTATTAGAGGACATGACACCAGAGGATAAACTATTCATGGTTTATCTTCTGACTAATCCTCACACTACACAGTTAGGTGTATATGAAATTACTCCTAAAATAATAGCTTTTGAGATTGGTTTTTCAGTTGAATCGGCAAGGGCATTACTTGATCGTTTTGAAAATCATCATAAATTAATTAAGTATAACAAGGAAACACGTGAAATTGCTATTAAAAATTGGGGGAAATACAACCTAACAAGGGGCGGAAAACCGATTGAGGATTGTTTGAAAAAAGAGATTGATAAGGTAAAAGACTTGTCACTTGTTAAGTTTATTCTAGAGAGAACGGAAAATGAAAAAATAGTTGAGAAAATCAGTGTTTATGCGGGGTTTGACGATACGTCGACGATACGTGGTACGTCACGTGGACAAAAAGAAGAAGAAAAAGAAGAAGAAAAAGAAGAAGAAAAAGAAGAAGAAAAAGAAGAAGAAAAAGAAGAAGAAAAAGAAGAAGAAAAAGAAGAAGAAAAAGAAGAAGAATATATTGTCGAGATAGTAAATTATCTCAACGATACATGCAGTAGTAGTTACAGATCATCAACAAAGAAGACTCAATCATTTATTAAAGCTAGATTAAATGAAAAGTTTACAGTAGATGATTTTAAAAAGGTTATTGATGTAAAACATGCTGAATGGACTGAAACGTCACAGGCTAAATACTTAAGACCAGAAACATTATTCGGTACTAAGTTTGAAGGTTACTTACAGCAATGGGAGTTGTGGAAGAATGGAAAAACTCGGGGACATAATGCAAGGCCTTATGAAGCGAGCGGAGGCTATGCACAAGAAGAAGCTAGAAGAGGAATCCAACCAGCAAATAACAGAGGATTTGCAAAGTCAGTCGGTTGATTGTGAAAAGTGCGGAGACAGAGGTTATACATTCGAAAAGCAGCCATCAGAGTTTTTGAAAGGTAAATATGTAGACGTTGCTATTGAGTGCGAATGCTTGGAACGTAAAAGCTTAATGGCCCGTTTTAAAAATGCGATGATTCCGTCAGAGTTTGAGAATGCTCGGTTTGATAACTATGTAAGAAAAACAGCAGTACAGCAAACTTTGTATAATGCGATGATTGAATATTTAAAAATCTTTAATGATATACGAGATTCAAAGATAAATAGCATTGGTTTTATTGCTGAGGTAGGTGAAGCAAAACTAAAGGGTCTACCACCAGGAGAACGGAACAAGATGCGGCAAGCAAATAACTCATATGGCTTAGGTAAGACCCATTTACAAGTAGCGGCGGCTAAATATTCATTAAATCATTTTAAGGTTGTAGACAAGCATACAGGGCGTTTACGTGGTATCCGAGTGTTGTGTGTCCAAGATGTAAATATCATGGCTGAGATTCAAAATGCATCGTTCTTAAATGATAACAAGAAGCAATTGAATGAGATACTTCACGATTTATGTACATGTGACATTCTTGTGTGGGATGACATAGCGAAATCGAAGTACAGCGAGTTTAAAGAGGACATGTACTACAAGATTATTAATGAGCGGTATTTGCGGAATCTACCAATCTGGTATACCAGCAACGAAGATTTAGACACGCTTGAAGACAAGGTGGGGTTTGCGGCAGCTGATCGGTTATTTGGAATGAGTAAGGATTATCTGTACCAAGTCAAGGGAGCAAGTTATAGAACGACATGAGGTGAAGTAGATGAAAATCACTGTAATACGTCCATATATCCATATAACAAGCGTTAGTAGTTGGGGAATGGTATTTACACCATCTCCTTCACAAAACGTTCGTACACGCGAGGATTATGTGAATACGACAGGTAAATGGATTGAGGAAGAGCTGAGGAAAATAGAAGGTGTGAAAGTTGATTGAACAACTATCTATTTTCGAAGTAGATGAAACAAAAATGAAACTCTATGAAGTGCTAGAAGCGCATGACTTACATTACACAATTCAAAGTTATTATTTGCACCACGATTATAAAGGACTAGTTAAATACTTTTATATTCGAGCGACAGATAACACGATTATCGATTTATGTTTATCTGAATTTCCGGAGGTATTTGCAGTACATGAGGGTTTCAGAGATAGCAGTATTAGAAAGGTATTCAAAGGGAATTTGTGAGGAGGAAAACAATTATGACAAAAGCATATACAGGTTTTGAAGCGATTGAACGGATGAAAACACACTGGATTACTACTCATGAAAAAGGATGCGCTTGGAGAATTGATGACGGAAATCTTTGGATGATGGCTGGTGAATTAGCGAGACACGTCAATGAGACAGTTAACTTCTTCTTTCAAAACGAATTTATCGACTATGTAGAACAGTTGAAAGTTGGTGATTGGGTTCATGTTACTGAGGATGAAGTAGAACAGTATGTAGCTAAGGTTGTAGCAATCGAAGGTAGTACTGTTGAGGTCGATGAAACGATTTATATAGCTAATGCTCATAGATTTATTCATTTTGCAAAATTGCGAAAAGCAACAGAAGAAGAAATTGCAGAGGAAGAAAGAAGAAGAGCGTTCGCAGCGAAAGGTCGTGAGATGAACGAATTTAAATTAGGAGATATCGGAGAACGCGAAGACACTCTATATAAAGTGGTTGTCCAGACGGAAGATAACAAATTCGAAGGCGTTATTGGTTGTGTAGCAATTAACGAAAAGGATGCACCAGTGAAATACTTTCCAGTTAAAAGTGTGGAACTACACTTTTGTGTTGAGGACATGGTGGGGTAATTTTGGATCAACACCTCATAGAGAAATTGGAGGGGTAGATTGGGATTTAAAAGAGAAATAACAATTATCTTGGTCGGCTGGTTATTAATCAGTTTGACCATGTTCATACTTAAATTCGGATTTGGAGTGAATTTATAATGATTCAGTTACATGTAATTACGCCGGAAGAAAAGAAGCAAACATTTGATATAAGCGAACTGTTTGAAATGCAAAAGGAATTGGACAAGCGAATTGGATATAAAGGGAACGACAAATTAGATATGTTATTCCGTGCATTGATTGTGGAGATCAGTGAGGCATGGAATGAAACAAGAGCATTTAAAATGTGGAGTACAGGCTTTGGTATTCCGAAGAAAGGGCTACTGGAAGAACTAATTGATGGATTGCACTTTCTTATGAACATCGCAATTGAGTTAGATAAGGGTACAGTTCGTCGTAAACTAGTTGAAGCGTTTTGTATTCAGTCTGTGTTAAGAAAAGATGTGACGAATGTAAATATGCTATTTGAATGGTATTTACAAGACATATTAAAGGCAAAGCGTGCATGGTGCCAGTATCGTGATTTAACTACAACAGTAGGGCATTTACGCCGAGCATTTAGTATTTTCTTCCGTTTATGTTACCTGTACGGGTATAAGTATGAGGACGTTGTGACGTCATATAAGGAGAAAAACGCTGAGAACTTTGAAAGACAGGATAGCGGTTATTAAAAAATAAGATAGAAGGTGACGACAGTGAAGGCGGTATGTATAAATGCTGATGCTTCTACAGAGTTGAGATTAGAACAAGAATATTTCATCTTTCCGGCTAAACCGAATCACTACTATGTCAGTCGATTTGATAATGTGAATGCACATTTCGGTTGCTATCAACCTGAAAGGTTCCGTTTTGTAGAAGAAGAGGAGTGGTCTAAAGAACCGCAGATGGATATTCCTAAGCTTGATCAAGATAAGTTTTATCATGCTCAACTTATTTGGCGACAACAAGGTTATAAAAACAAACCGCTGAAGGAATACATTATTAAGCCCAAAAGGACGCATTGTTTCTTTTGGCATGATGAGGAACGGAAGAAACCAGGCGGATGTTTTCCGTTACATTGGTTTACAAATTTTGTTCCAATCATTGAGCAAGAAGGACATGAAGAAGCAGAAGAGCAACCAGTTAATTTATTAGAAAGAATGGATGGGCAACTTGCATTCTTTTAAAATGCTATACAATTTGATTTTTTAAGAAACGAGGGAGAAGAATGACATACCTGGAACAAATAAATAAGATAGCATCACAGTTACCATTGCCAGTATTGCAAGATATTAATCAACGTGTAGGCAACTGGCGGAAATGAAAATGATCAGTATATAGGGCAGCAGTTACGATTTGCGGAAAACGTATTAATCCGAGCAGCTGGCACACGCTAGCTGCTCGGATTAATTTAAGGCTGATTCCAAAAAAGTGACATACCAAAAAAATATAAAATTATTAAAAGGATAATTGCTATGAAAATAATCAAAGAAACTTTTTTCCATGAATTTTTCATCAATAGACCTCCTTTATGAATAATATTAACATCTATCTAAAATTTGAACAAAATAATCATTTTATAGAATGGAGATTTAAGTATGGGAAGAAGTCAACGAGATAAAGGAGCAAGACGTGAAAGAGAATTTGCTAGTTTAATAGGGGGTGAGCGTGTACCGCTATCTGGTGCAGTAGATGGGTATTCTAATGATGTAAAGGGATTAGGTCTTGAATGGGAAGTAAAGGCGAGAAAAGACGGATTCAAGACACTATACAATTGGTTAGAAGATGAACGGGAACAACCAGACGCATTAGCGATTAAGGCGGATAGAAAACCGTGGTTGGTAGTTATGCCGTTGGATACATTTTTGAAAATGGTGAAGGAGTGAGAGTATGTTGGATATTGCCCTACCTGTTCTTAACAAAGAGAAGACAAAAAAGAATGTGCTTCAAGCTTTGAAAAAGTATCGTTTATTTTTATCAAGTATAGATGAAAGAGATATACAGTGTGTAAGAGATGGCAAGATGATTGTCATGAGCAAAATAGTTTTAGAACGGATCAACTATATTCAAGAAATACGAAAAGGTGTAGAAAAGCTGAATGCACGGGATAAACAGCTCATTGAGTTAGCTTACCTGGAGAAAGAAAAGCCTAGTTGGGTAAAGATGTGTAGGATATTGAATATGTCTCAACCGGATTATTATAGAAAGAGGAGTAAGGCCTTATGTGATTTGTCTTATAAGTTGGGAATTGAGGTAGAAGAGTAAAGAGTAGTTATAAAAAATATGTATATCATTTGTAAAAAAAGTGAACATTAATGATAAAAAGAAGCAATTCACTTGACACTTTCGAATATATTTGTAAAAATAGCGTTAATAATACAGAAATTTGAAAGTGAGTTGAAGTGGATTGACAGTTGCAGGGAATTCTTTATTTCCGGGAGAAGAATTTAAACAAAGTTTTGTACAAAGTATCTATAATGGCAATACATATGACTACACAGAATTTATTGAATCAAAAAAGACTCGTGCCAAGAATGGAAATCCTTATAATCGCATGGATTTCATATATGAAAATTTAATTGATATGTTTGAAGGAGAGGATTTTATTGCTAGGTTATGCAGTTCTGGTAACTGGCAAAAACATCTTCAGGTTATTAATAAAAAAACAAAAACCTTATATATTGTGGTAAAAGATGATAGAGTACAGGAATATCGTACGAAGACATCAATCGACCGTTCGCCGCACTATATTGAGTCGTATTGTCTAATAAATGAAAAATATGGTGATATTGAGTTTGTACAAAATGGAGAGCAACTTAGTTTTAATATAGATTTGTCTAATATTAGAAACGAAAATCCACTTGTAGGAGATTTTTATAATAGGAAAAAAAGTAATTTATATAGATTAATCGGACAATTTGAGATTGATACTTTTATACTTATCCCAGTCTCGATTAAGAACAATGAAGTGATAGAGGTTACAGCACATATACCTAGACCGGAATTTCAAGATCCATATTATCTATCAGAAGATTGGAGTCAATATATTCCTGTTCAATTCACTGAACAAAGTGATTATGATATTACTGAGGATATTATTGATGAAGACATTCCACTAGGACTAAAGAAAGAGATTTTAGAAGGGGATTCACTTGATACCGATTCTGAACCAAAGTTAAAAGGAAATCAGGATAAGCAAAAAGGACAAGATGAATAACTTCTTTATAAAAGGAGTATGACAATGAAAGGGATTAAACAATTTAATCCGGAAAGATTAAAAGCAGCTCGCTTATATGAGGGGTTAACTATAACGGATTTAGCAAATGCAATTAATGTATCTAAACAGGCTGTTTCACAGTTTGAACATGGTAAGAATCAGCCAAGTTTAGAAACATTATTTGAAATAATGAAAGTGTTGAATTTTCCAAGAGAGTTTTTCTATGGGAAAGATGATGAGAAAGTTCAAATCGGAAGTACTTTCTTTAGGTCATCAGCTACGACTAATAAGAAGGTCTACAATGCTCAAATTCAGAAAATGTTGATTGTAGCCAAGATATATTCTTTCTTAGAAAAATATATTGATTTTCCAGTTTTAAACTTACCTAGACTAGAAATGAAATATGATAATTATCAAAACGAGGATATTGAGGTGTTAGCGCAAGCTGTAAGAGAGTATTGGGGATTAGGTGAAGAGCCAATCAAAAATATTGTACATTTGTTAGAAAAGAATGGTTTAATTCTTACGTCATTATCAACTGATCAGGATAAAATTGATGCTTTTAGTCAAAAGCAAGTCGTAAATGGACAAGAAAGATACTATATTGTTTTAGGTAGTGATAAAAAATCAGCAGTTCGTAGACAGTTTACTGCAGCGCATGAGTTGGGACATTTGTTGATGCATGACTGGATTACGGATATTGATGAATTATCTAAGGAACAGTATAGGGAGATAGAAAGGCAAGCTGATTATTTTGCAGCGGCATTCTTATTACCAAAAAAAAGCTTTGTTGCAGACCTACATTATCCTAATAAGTTGGAATTTTATGTTGAGCTTAAAAAGAAATGGAGAGTTTCAATAGGGGCGATGATTGTAAGGGCATATCATTTGAATGTAATAAATTATAATCAATATCAATACCTTATGAGACAAAGGAGTAGTAAAGGATATAGAAAGTTAGAGCCTTTGGATAACTTAATTACAATTCCTTCACCAACAGTATTGGAAAAAGCGATTAAGTTATTAATTGCTAATAATATTTTAACACCTAAACAAATATTAAATTATTTAGAATTACCGAAGGAAAAGGTTGATTCATTAATGGATTTAAGTTCAGATACTCTTATGGAAGTAGAATTAAATGTGGCCCCATTAATTAAGTTAAGTAGTCATTCTTCAAATAGGAGAATTAATTAAGATAAATTGTAGAAATAAAAAGAAGGTGCCACATTAATGGGCATCTTCTTTTTGTAAAAAAGTATGTTCGAGAAATTTATGCAAAAATAATTCTAAGGAGTGAATCTAAGTATAAAAAAGATTGTTAAGAGAATATTTTTTATAAGTAAACAATAAAAAGTTTAAACAATAAAACGAAAGGGTAGTTTGTATACAACGGCAGTTTTGAGGAGGGATTATCCTTAATTGGTGAGGAAGAAGAGGAATGAAGGTTGTCTATTGAGCAGGAAAAAGAGTATTCTGGTGAAACCTTTTAGTGTTAATATAAAAATGTAGATATATGTGATATGGTTGATTATGCTAGTTTAAGTTAGGGAGGATATTATGAAACAGGTTTTTCCAGAGTTTTATAAATTTAGCAGTGAAGAATATAAAGAAATGTTTAATGATTGTTATTTTATAATTGATACAAATGTTTTACTAAATTTGTATCGATATTCAGAAGCTACTAGAAATGAATTGTTAGGATTGTTAGAGAGAATTAAGGATAAGTTATGGATGCCATATCAAGTTGGATTAGAATTCCATTTTAATAGAGTATCTGTGATTTTAGAACAAAAAATGGCATACGAAAATATTTGTAACAAAATTGATTCTCAGGCTAATGATTTTATTACGAATTTAAAAAAAGGATTTAATAATAGACATCCTAGAATACAAATAGATAGTATAACGAGACAGATACGTAATTCTTTTGATTTGCTTATTAATAATTTAAAAAAGCATGAAGAAGAACACCCTAATTTATTAAATGATGATGGTATTTTAGTCACATTGAATCAGATGTATGAAGGGAAAGTAGGTGAACCATATCCAAAAGAAGAACTAGAAAAAATTTATGGAGAGGGAGAACGACGTTATCAAAAGAAATTCCCACCGGGATATGAAGATGAAAAAACTAAAAAAGATCGTACGAAAGAGTATGATGGGATTATTTATAAAGATAAATTTGGAGATTTAGTTGTTTGGAAGCAAATCTTGGATAAGGCTAAAGTAGATCAGAAAACAATAATTTTTGTTACCGATGATGTAAAAGAAGATTGGTGGGAAATTGAGAAGGGTAGAACGATAGGCCCCCGAATTGAATTGTTAAATGAATTCAAAAAAGAAGCTAATATTCCTTTTTATATGTATAAAACTGAGAACTTTATGAGCTACATAAAAGAGTATTTACAGGAACAAGTAAATAAAGAAGCGATAAAAGAGATGGAAGATTTAAGGGAATCAAGTTATTACAATGAGCTTGCAAAAGTTAATGAGTATGGTGACATTAATGAACAACTTTATATTAATGAGCTTGCAATTGTTGATGAGTATGGTGACATTAATGAATTGTATATTCATGAGAATAGAGAAGCTGAAAGGGAACTATCCAAAAGAAATAATTATGACGATATGTCACCAAATGAAATTTTGGAGAGACATACTTTGGAGAGACATACATATTGGTTACAAGAAATACAGAGATTGAATTCTAAAGTAGAGAGAACTTTTGAAAACGTAAGACCGTTGTTAGCTGAATGGAATCTACATGAATTTGGGAATCTTAGAAAAGATTATTTAGATATTAATTATAAGTACAAAAGAAGAGATTGTAGCATCAATGAATTACAAGAACATTATAAACATCTAAAGACAATATATACCAGTCTAAGGGAAATATACACTCGTTCTATGCTTAAATCGCGGATTAACCCCCTAATTTTGGACACATACTATCCTTAACTCATTGTTTCATAGAATTGCTCTTTCTTTCGGCAAGTTACTTTTTTTTTCAGATGAGACAAGAAAAAATCTCGCCTCATACTCGAATCTCTTTGATTTTTAACTTTTCTATTTGCGTTCTTCGATAAAATTCACTTGGTGATAAATCTAAAATACTAGAATGGATTCTTCGGTTGTTGTAAAACTCAATATATGTAGCTACTTCTTGATAAGCTTCGGCATATGTTTGAAACATGCAGCGCTTCAGACATTCGTACTCCAGTAAACGATGAAATGACTCAATATGGGCGTTCATATTTGGTGTCTTTGGTGGAATTCGCTCATGCTCGACTTCGCAAATGTGACACACTTTTTCAAATACATTCGAAATAAATTGTGGACCATTGTCAGTGCGAATTACAGGTTTGTGTTCCCTCTCAAATTGTTTCCGTTTGAATAAAGCTCGTTGCACAAGATGACCAGCATCTTGACCTGTACAGTGTAAACCAATGTGATAATCAACAATAGAACGATCGTACACATCGATAATGGATAGGATATAAAAGAAACGATCTTCTCCTTCTATGTAGCCATATTTAATATCCGTCTCCCATAACTGATTGGAGCCAGTGACGATTCGATTACGTGCTAATTTCCGCGGATACTGAAACTTCATTTCTCGTTGTGGCTGTAAGATATCTAACACCTTACATAATCGATATACTTTCTTCTTATTGATTTGTAGCGCATACTCGTTCCTTAAACAGAGACACAGTTTGCGATAACCATAAACGCCCGCTTCGCCTGCAATGAGCTCCATGAGCCATTCTTGTATTTGTTCATCGGGTATTTTCTTTCCTTGTTGATTATAGGAATAACCTGGAACTGGTCTGCCCTCACTCACGACTTTTTCTTCTTTTTTCTGATAATAGTATGTGGAAGGGGAAATTCCCAAGATACGAAGGACACGGCGAACCGCATATCCTTTCTCAATCCACTTATGAGCTACTTCAAGCGTTTCAGTAAGTGAGGGTTCTTCTTTTTTAGCACATCACGCAAGATGGCGATTTCTAAATCTTTCTCACCTAATAGCTTTTTCAGTTGATCATTTTCCGCTTCTAGTTGTTTGACTTCAGCCGGTGAAACTACTTCATGATGCCCAGCTTCTTGTCGATCAAGATCTTGAAAAGCTTTTACCCATTTGTGTACTAAATTTGGACTGAGATCATGCCTTCTAGCTACTAATGCGGTCTTTCCAGTTTCTATCACTTCTTGTACCACTTGTTGTTTAAATTCTACAGAATGTTTTCTTCTTTGCATAATAAATGCCCCCTTATTTGGCTACCTCAAGTATAAAACCACTCTTAGTATGTGTCCAAGTTCATTAGGGGGCTAAAGAGATCGCACAATTCACTATAAATAAAACTCTAATTATTCGGGCCATCTATATAAAATATAGATGGTTTTCTTTTTGATAAAAAAGAGATAAAAATTTGATAAAAAATATTAAAGGTACGCTTGTATTATAGGAAGTGTCGTAGCGTCACGGAAATAGCGATTATATTCGTTTACGATGGTTCTATAGTGTAGGGCGATTAATTATAGTTTACTCACGAATAAACGTAAATTAGGGTCTTAATACAACGAGGGAGAGGATATTACCTCTCTTTGAGCTGATGATTCTTTTCTAAAGTACAGACACTTCTCATTTTGCTAGAATTATATCTCGTCGGTTCAAAGAGGTGTGAGCTATCTCAATTTCTCCTCTCTTAAACAAATTTATAGGCTACATTGATTGATTACATCGTCTATTTTAAAGGGCAACGCTGATGCGTTGTTTTTTATTTTATATAAATCTATTTGGAGGTTATGCATATGAATGAAGCAACATTGAATTTAGATATGAAAGAATTAGATGTAACAAAATCAGTGAAGAAAGCGATGCGTGCGTTAAAGAAGTATCGTATGTATATGCTATCTGTCGATGATGAGTATCTGCCAAAAGTAACACCCACGTATTCACTCACACCTCCAAGTAACACAAATCAATTTTATTCCTCAACTGAAAACGTGATTGAGTTTGTAGATCGAGAGCGAGAGAAAGGACAATATATGACTCTCATCTGGAAGGGGATTAATCGTTTATCAGCGGAGTTAAGGAAGTTAATTATTGAAAAATATATGGGGCGAGATGAGTTATATGATTTCGAGGTATACAACAGAATGGGAATCAGCAAACCGAATTTTGATAGAAGAAAACGAGAGGCGTTAAAAGATTTAGCTTGTTCGTTGGGGATTGCGGTGTATAGAGATGCTGATACTTTTTAGATACTTTTATGATGCATCGTGATTCAATGAAGCTGTTAATATAGTAGTATAGATGATTTGACGAAAGGGCAACTGATACATGGTTGCTCTTTTTATTATGTAAAAAAGGATGGTTACAAGGTTGCTAAATCAAGTATTTAATATGAATTGCTTAGAAGGAATGAAAATGATTGAGGATAAATCAATTGATATGATTTTATGTGATTTACCTTATGGAACTACATCTTGTAAATGGGACAGCATCATTCCGTTTGAGCCATTATGGCAACAGTATGAGCGAATTATAAAAGACAATGGTGCTATCCTTTTAACAGCAAGTCAACCATTTACAACAAAAGTAATTGCTTCAAACATGCGATTATTTCGTTATGAATGGATCTGGAAGAAAGGGAATCATGTAACTGGTTTTCCGAATGCAAATAGAATGCCATTAAAGAATCATGAAAATGTATTAGTATTCTACAAGAAGTTACCTAAATATTACCCACAGGATTTAATTTTGTTAGATAAGCCGATCAAAAAGAAAAGAATAGCTAACATTGGGGTATTTGGTAAAAGAAATAATGAATCCTTAAATAAGGTACATGTAAAGAAATATACTAACTATCCAAAGTCGGTTATTGATTTCTCAAGGGAAAGTAAAACATTTCATCCAACACAGAAGCCAGTAGCGTTATTCGAATATCTCATTAAGACTTATACAAAAGAAGGTGAAACGGTATTAGATAATTGTATGGGTAGTTTTACAACTGCTATTGCATGTATTAATACTAATCGAAATTATATCGGCTTTGAGATGGACGAAGAGTATTGGAGATTAGGAAATGAACGTGTTCAAGAGCATTTGAAGAATAAGTGAGAAAGCATCCGTTTGGGTGCTTTTTATTTTGGAAGGAATGATATAAATGACGTGGTTAAGCTTTTTCATTGGTTATAGTATTGGAATGTTAGTTTGTTTAATTATTATGATTCAGTTCATTAAAGCAAAGGAAGTAAAAGAATTAGGTTAATAAGGGGTGAGAATAATGTGTGAGCATAAGTATCGAGTGTTAGATAGTGAGACTACTTCCTTTTATTCTGATACTAAACATTTTGGTATGGATATCTCTGCTACTTTCTATTGTGAGAAATGTATTGACATTCAACATCGTGAGAAGCAGATTGATACAGGTGTGATTGAGGTAAAGGATAGTGAATGAATACAAAACCAAACAACAGAAGCGTAAGTTCTATGATAGTGGTGAATGGAAACAGTTAAGAGAGCAAGTAAAGAAGCGAGATAACTATGAGTGTCAGGAATGTAAACGTAACGGTCGCGTTCAAACAGACACTAATGAGTACAGCGAGAGTGCAAGGCGTAAGAAGATACAGTTAGTTGTCCATCATATAAAAGAACTCGAACATCATCCAGAACTTGCATTAGAGAAAGATAATCTTGAAACAGTTTGCGTTGATTGCCACAACAAAGAACATGGTAGAACGTTTAAAAAGAAACAGAATAAATGGCAACACGATGAAAAATGGTAAAAGAAACAAAATTATATACCCCCCCTTAAAATATTTCAGTATTTTTTTGTCTTAGGGGCACCGGAGGAGGGGGTTAACTGTCAGGTTTTTTTCGATTTTACGCACGTAAGGGGGGTGGGTAGATAGATGGCTGTTAGTATTGTGAAGTTAAAAGAACAGCTCATGAATAGTATTGATATTACAGATTTAGTCGAAGTTGAAAAGGTGGAAAGATACATTGATCTTGTAAAAGCATTTAGAAAAATAAATAAAACTATTAATAAAGAAGGCGAGTCCGTAACGATAAAAAACGGTTCTCAAGTTTTTGTTAAAGCCCACCCTCTTATAAGTGAGAGGAATAAAATTAACAGTTCATTAATTGCTTTAGGAAGGGATATAAAGTTTGTTCCTAAAGCTGGTGTTCCTAATTCGGGATATAGTACAAGTGATTTAATATGATTAGACAAAAGTACGTTGATGAATACATAGAACTTTATCGAAGTGAAAAAGTAAAGTTCAACAAAGAAAGAGAACTGTTAATAGAGTATCTAGAAAAATACGTTTTAAACAGAGACGACTTGTATTTTGATGATGAAATGATTGAGAAGTGTATCCGCTTCGGTGAAAAGTGGTATTTTCCATTACAATCATTTCAGAAATTCTTAATAGCATTCGTCTTTTTATTTTATAAGAAAAATGGGCGCGTATTTTATCGTAAATTCCTGTGGATGCTAGGGCGTGGCGGCGGTAAAAATGGTTTAATATCGGTTATTATTCATTTTCTAATTAGTGAAATGCATGGTATTCCGGAGTATAACATTTCCGTCGTTGCAAATAGTGAAGAACAAGCAAAAACAAGTCCTGACGAAGTTCATAAATGTATTAAACGAAATGAAATATTACAACGAGCATTTAAAACAACATTAACTCAAACTGTTTCAAAGGCTACCGGAAGTGTATTAAAGTTTAGAACATCAAATGGAGATACGAAAGACGGTTTGCGTGATGGTGCGGTTGTGTTTGATGAAATACATCAATACGAAAGCAATAAAGACGTTCGTGTCCATATCAGCGGCTTAGGAAAAAAGAAAAACCCGCGCGAATTTTACATTGGTACGGATGGATATGTACGAGATGGTTTTTTAGATAAACAAAAAGAAAAAGCTATGAAGGTTTTAAATGGTGAGGCTCGTCCAAATGCTGTATTTCCTTTTATCTGTAAGCTTAATGATGAAAAAGAAGTTGATGATCTTGATAATTGGGAGCTTGCGAATCCCATGTTATCAAAGCCATTAAGCGAGTATGCTGAAGGATTACTTGAAACAATAAAGGAAGAATATGAAGATTTAGAGGATGATCCAAGCAATAGAGAAGAGTTCATGACAAAACGAATGAACTTGCCAGTTACAAATTTAGAGCGATCTGTTGCAAAATGGTCAGAAATCCTTGCTACAAATCGTCCGTTTCCTGATTTATATGGTCAAGAATGTATTGGAGCGTTAGACTTTGCAAGTATGCGAGACTTCGCAGCATGTGGTCTTTTGTTTAGAAAAGATGGCGATTATATTTTTAAAACACATTCATTTGTACGTAAGGAATTTGTTGATATTTACTATGGTTATTCAAAAAAAGCTGGTGAATATAAAAAACAAAAATTCGCACCAATTAAAGAATGGGAAGAACAAGGGCTGCTAACAGTTGTGGATGAACCAACTATTAATCCGCAACACATTGTTGATTGGTTTGTAGCAATGCGTGAGAGTTATGGGCTTAAAAAGGTTATAGGAGATAATTTCAGATTAGAAGCTATAAAACCATTATTAATAGCAGAAGGTTTTGAAGTGGAAATCATAAGAAATCCTAAAGCAATTCACAGTTTACTAGCACCACGTATTGAAATGGCCTTTGCGAATAAACAAATTATTTTTGATGATAATCCTCTTATGCGTTGGTATACACAAAACGTATTGGTTGTTATCAAGAATGATGGAAATAAAGTGTATGAAAAGAAAGAGCCAGTTCGTAGAAAAACGGATGGTTTCCAGTGTTTTGTACATGCTCTTTATAGAGCTGATGAGATACAAGAATCAACAGAGTTCCTAATAGGTGATATTAAATTCTAGTAAAGGGGGTGATGACAATTGGGTGGCTTAGTGATGTATTAAACAAAAATAAAGAAGTAGCATTTATGTTTGATGTAGACATGTTTATTGATACAGCAAACAGAGTTCACATGAAGAGATTAGCAATTGATACATGTATATCCTTTTTGGGAAGAACAATTAGTCAATCTGAATTCAGAGTGAAAAATAAAAAAGAATTTGTAAAAGACGAACTGTATTATCGCTTAAATGTTAGACCAAATAAGAATATGACAGCCAGTACATTTTGGGAAAAGTTTGTTTACAAGCTTATTTATGATAATGAATGTCTAATAATACAAAGTGATGATGGCGATTTGCTTATTGCGGATGACTTTCAACATAATGAGTACGCTGTTTTTGAGGATATCTTCACTAACGTGACTGTGAAAGATTATCTTTTTAAAAGAAGTTTCAAACAAAGTGAAGTTATCCATTTGAAATATCGAAATGATAAATTATCACCGCTTATTGATGGACTTTTCGCTGATTATGGTGATTTATTTGGAAGAATATTAAACTCCCAAAAACGTAAAAATCAAGTCCGTGGCACAGTTGATATGGATATGATCGGCGCTAAGACTCAAGAACAGATAGGAAAGTTACAAAAATTTATAGATGACATGTATAAGGCAGTTGGCGATAAAGATATTGCTATTGTTCCACAACAAAAAGGGATTGAGTACAAAGAAGTTTATAACGGTTCTGCTAATGGTCCCAGTGTGGAAGAAATAAATAAAGTAACAAATGGATTTTTAAATCAAGTTGCAATGGTTATTGGTATTCCAACGGCTTTACTATATGGAGAAATGGCCGATGTTGAAAAACAGACTAAGAACTATATGCTTTTCACTGTAAATCCCTTGTTGAAAAAACTATCAGATGAAGCAAATGTGAAATTCTTTGAAATGAATGAATATCTTGATGGACAAAAAATTGAAATTAAAACCATTTCCTATCAAAACATATTCGACCTTGCAACAAGTATTGATAAGCTTATTTCTTCCAGTGCGTTTACTGGCAATGAACTTAGATTAGAGGTAGGATATGAAGCTTCAAATGATCCGAACTTAGATAAACATTATATTACGAAAAACTATGCGGAAATGAGCACAGGTGAAGGAGGTGAGAAAGAAAATGGCGGTAAAGCTTGATATTAAAGGACCAATTATTTCTAGTGATGAAGCTTGGATTTATGAATGGTTTGAAATGGATGCAACAAGCCCAGGTATGGTTGCAAAAGAACTTACTAATGCCAATGGTGAGGATTTAATTGTATCAATTAATAGTCCTGGTGGTTATGTACATGAAGGATCGGAGATTTACACAGCATTAAAAAATTACCCTGGTTATGTGGAAGTTCAAATTGTTGGTTTAGCTGCAAGCGCGGCTTCTTTCATTGCAATGGCTGGTGATAAAGTTCGAATTTCTCCAACAGCACAAATTATGATTCATAACGCTTCTATGTGGAATGGTGGAGATCATAGAGGAATGGAAAAGGCTGCTGAAATGTTGAGAACTACGGATAGAGCCATTGTGAATGCTTATGTCATTAAAAGTGGTAAATCTGAAGAAGAATTGCTAAATATGATGGCAGAAGAAACATGGATGGGAGCGCAACAGGCACTAGAAAATAATTTTGTGGATGAAATCATGTTTATGGATAATCCAATTAAAATGACGGCTTCCAGTGCCGCTTCTGCTATGATTCCACAGAAAGTAATCGATGGTTTTAGAAACGGAACACTCAATAAAGGGAAAGCCGAAGGAATTACAAAAGAAGATTTAAATGCAGCATTATCAGGGTTAAAAAACGAAATCCTGAATGAGTTACAAAGCAATATAGAAGAACAACCAAAAGAGCCTAATCCGAAACTTGCTAAAAACAACAGATTGAAAAGGCTCTTTTTAAATTTATAAAAAATGGGGGAAATATATAATGGTCATTAAATTTAATAAATCTGAAGCATTTAATAAAGCGAAAGCAAAATTAACGGATGCTTTAACTAACGCAGAAAGTACAGAGCAAGAACAAACGGCAGCGTTTGAAGGTTTCTTTGATGCAATGCAAACAGATGTAATTAACACAGTCCGTAATCAAGTAAATGATGAAATGTTAGATCGTTCTATTCTTCAACAGCGCGGTCAAAATGTATTAACAGCAGCAGAAACAAAATTCTTTAATGCAGTTGTACAAGAAGGTGGATTTAAAGACGGTTCAATCCTTCCAGTAACTACGCAAGAACGTGTATTTGAAGACTTAGTTAAAGAACATCCATTACTTGATGCTTTAGGTCTACAAGATTTAGGAGCTGTAACTAAGTTCATTTATTCAGATCCAACAAAAGCATATGCATGGGGCGAATTGTTTGGTGAAATCAAAGGGCAAGTTAATGCAGCGTTTAGACAGGAACAAATTGGTCAGCTTAAATTAACAGCATTTGCAGCTATTCCAAATGATATGTTAGAACTTGGTCCAGAATGGGTTGAACGTTATGTTCGAACTTTATTAGTAGAAACATATTCAGTTGGTTTAGAGTTTGGTTTTGTAAATGGTGGCGGAGCAGTAGCACATCAACCTGTAGGTTTAATGAAGGATGTAGATCCATCAACAGGAGCTGTTACTGACAAAAAATCATCTGGTACATTAACATTTGCTCCATCTGAACATGGTGAAGTAGTGGCTGGTGAACTTTATGAAGTAGTAAAAGCTTTATCGACTGATGCAAAGGGAAAATCCCGAAAAGTATTAAATAATATTGTAATGGTTGTCAATCCTGTGGATGCAATCGGTGTACAAGCACGTAACACAATCCAAACGGCAAATGGTCAATGGGTAATGGCGTTACCTTATAACATTCAAACTGTTGAATCTGAAGAAGTTCCAGTTGGGAAAACGGTATTCTTTGTGAAAGGTCAATACATTGCAGCAATTGCAGGCGGATACAAACTTAAAAAGTTTGATCAGACATTAGCAATTGAAGATGCAACGCTTTATACAATCAAACAGTTTGCTAATGGTAAGCCAAAAGATAATAAAGCGGCTCTTGTATATGATTTAAAGATTTCATTTACACCACCAGCAACTAAATAAGGAATGATGTGAATGAATACAATAATTTCAAATGAAATATTACAGCAATTCAAAGAAAGGATGCACTTAGGTGATGAGGAAGATGATAACCTAAAGCGCATCCTTTCTACATCTAACAAGGCATTACTTAGGGTTTGTGGTGATTATGATTTAAACGCTAACGAGGAGTTCAAGGAATTAGTCTTTGAACGCTCTCGTTATGTTTATAATGATGCTCTTGAATATTTTGACAAGAATTTTTTAAGTCAGATTAATAGTTTGAGTATCGATAAGGCATTAGAAGAAATTAAGTTGGACGGTGATTAATATGCGTCCTTTTCAATATAAAAAACCATTAAACACAGGTGATTTTAGAAATCGAATAATCATTGAACAACCTGTAACAACGAAAGATGATCTTGGACAAGTAATCGAAACAGATTGGAAAGAAGTAAAAAAAGCTTGGGCCATGATAAAGACATTAAAAGGTTCCGAGTATATTGAAGCTTCAACCTCGCAAGCTACACGGATTTATAGATTCATTATTCCATACACTTCTGGTATTACGGAAGAAATGCGAATTAATTTAAAAGGACGTATCTTCGACATTACTGAGCCGCCGATAAACGATGATGAGGAGAAAAAGACATTAACCATCATAGCTATGGAAAAGATGAGGTGAAATAGTATGGTTAGTGTTAGTGATCTAGCTAATGAAATTGTTAGACAAGTAGAGTTATATACAAGAGAAGTTGAAGAAGTAGTGGAAGTTTCCAAAGTTGAAGTTGCAAAAAATGCTGTTGATGAGTTAAGACAAAAGAGCCCAAAACTAACAGGTGATTATAGAAAAGGATGGCGTGTTAAAAAAGTTGGTAACAACGTTGTCATTCATAATAAAACAAATTATCAATTAACTCATTTGTTGGAGAAAGGTCATGCAAAAGCTGGTGGTGGACGTGTTCCAGCTAAAGTGCATATTGCTCCGGTGGAAGAACGAGCGGTAAATGATTATTTAGAGCGTGTGGAACGGGCGGTGCAGCGATGAACTTACCTGAATTTAAAAAGATACTTGAAGCTACAGGTTATCCTGTGGCTTATTCGCATTTCACCGCAACACCTGGTAATCCCGTACCATCACCACCATATATTTGTATCCTTGTGGACGGCTCATCTAACATGATGGCTGACAATAAGGTTTATCACGAAATAAATGATATCAATATTGAGCTTTACACAATGGAAAAAGATTTAGTTGCAGAAGCCAATCTTAAAAACGTCTTAGATGAACATGAGTTACCTTATGAATCATCATTTGAAACGTTTATTGAATCTGAAAAATTATATCAAAAATTTTATGAAGTGAGGTTGATTTAAGTGAATGAAAATAAAGTAACGTTTGGTTTGAAGAACGTTCATTATGCACTATACGATGTGAAAGATAATGTAGTTACGTTTGGAACGCCAATTGCAATGCCAGGTGCGGTTGAATTAACGTTTGATCCACGAGGAGACTTAATTGAATTTTATGCAGATGACATGCTTTATTATTCTGCAAGTAATAACCAGGGCTATGATGGAACATTATCAATTGCTAGAATGCCAGATCAATTTGCAATTGATGCATTAGGGGAGCAATTAGATGAAGAAGATGGTGTGTTAAATGAATTGGCAGATGCAAAAAGTAAGCCTTTCGCATTATTATTTGAATTCGATGGTGATGTGAATGCAACACGTCATGTTATGTATAATTGTTCAGCAAGTCGTCCGACTCTTGCATCTAAATCAAAAACGAATTCTGCAGAGCCTAATACAAATGAGTTGAAATTTGTATCTAGTCCTATTGATCTCAATGGAAAGCGCATGGTTAAAACAAAAACAACTGCTAAAACAACGCAAGCAATTCATGATAACTGGTACAAAAAAGTGTATGTAAAAACACCAGCAGCACCAAAAGGAGCGTAATTAGATGGAAAAAACGATTGTAGTAGATGGTAAACAAGTTCGATTAAAAAGCACAGGTGGAACTCCTAAGCGATATAAAGCGCAATTTGGAAAAGATTACTTTTCAGAACTAATGAAACTATATCCACTAATGAATGTAGATATGAATGATTTAGATAATATAGATTTTAGTTTATTAGATATGGATGTTTTCTATAACTTTACTTATGTATTGGCGAAAACAGCAGATCCAACAATTCCTGATCCAATTACTTGGCTCGATACATTTGATGAGTTCCCAATTTACGAAATCATTCCCGAAATTCAAGACATGTTAATGGCTTCTATGCAATCTAAAAAAAAGATGTAAGTGATGAGCAAGGGACTGATGATGGTGAAGGATTTACCACTGAGACGTTCCTTGCTTTGTGTTATAAATGTAAGCTTACAAGTTCGGATTTAGACGAAATGACAATTGGTATGTGTCTTGATTACATTAGTGAATACATTGAATTGCAGAATCCGCAAAAAGAAAAAGTCAGAAAAGCCAATCAAAAAGATTATGATTCATTCTAAAGATGACTACCTATACAAAAGGGTGGTCATTTTTATTTTTTATAAAAAGGTGGTGAATGTGTGGATAAATCAATCAAAGGGATTACGATACAACTTGGTGCAGATACAACGAAATTAGGTAATGCTCTTAAAGATGTTACAAAACAATCCGTGGCTTTAACACAGGAACTTAAGCAGGTTGAGCGTGGATTGAAATTTAATCCTGGTAACACTGAATTACTGGCACAGAAACAGCAATTATTAGCTGAACAAGTATCTGTAACAACTGAAAAGCTAAATAAGTTGAAAGAGGCACAAACACAGATCAATCAGAAGTTCGCGGAAGGCAAGATATCACCTGAACAATATAGGGCGTTCAACCGTGAAGTAATTGCAACTGAAAACCATCTAAAAAGCTTACAAAACTCTATGCAAGAGATGGAGGCTGAAGAAGGTCGCATTGCTTCTTCTACAAGGCAACTAGAATCATTATTTCAAGCAACAGGAACGAGTGTAGACAATTTCGCTAGTGTTTTAGGTGGTAGACTTGTTAACGCTATTAAAAGCGGTACAGCTTCATCTAAACAGCTTGACGATGCCATTAATAAAATTGGTGTGGAAGCATTAGGGACAAGAACTGATCTTGAAAAGATGAAACAAATTCTTGCAACTATTGATGATGGTAATTCTGTAGAGAATGTAAGAAAAGAATTATCCAAGTTATCACAAGAAGCAGAACAAACAGGTAAAAAGTTCAAAGAACTTGATATCGGTTTAGAAAATATGCTAGGTGCAGCGGCGGCTGGCGGTGGAATTGATAAAGCTATTGAAACAGCGTTAGATTCATCAAAATTAAAAACGAAAATCGATATATCTTTTGATGTACCCGAATCATCTAAGAAGTCGATTGAACAAGCCGTAAGAGGTATTGAAGCGTATGGCCTTGATGGTGAAGAAGCACTTGAAGGAGTTCGTAGACAATGGGCATTGAATAAAAACGCTTCTGACGAAACGAATGCAGCTATTATTAAAGGCGCAGCGACTATCGCTTCAAATTATGCTGGTATTGATTTTAACGAGCTGATACAGGAAACAAATGAGATTGGTACAACATTAGGCATAACTAACGAAGAAGCACTAGGGCTAGTTAATCACCTTTTAAAAGTTGGATTCCCTCCTGAACAATTAGATATTATTGCCGAATACGGAGATCAAATGATACAAGCTGGTTTTTCAGCTAAAGAAGTCCAAGCTATTATGGAAGCTGGCATCGATACTAAAACTTGGAATATTGATAACCTATTGGATAAAAAATTGTCCCTATGAGTGGCGACATTTATAGAAAACTCCTTTAATTCAGTGGAACTCTCAAAAAGAGACAATACTGAGCGAAGCCTTTAATAAAGGAACGTGCAACGACTAGCTGAAAAGCGTAGGGTGTAAGCCAATGGCATCCGAAATGGGGAGCATCTTATATAAAGATGATGATATAGTCTGGTCTGTATAGTGATATACAGAAGTTCATAAGAGAACTGGCAGGATGTTGCGAATCCTGTTGAACATATCGGGTGTTAAAGAAGGGCGTATTAAAATGGCTGAGTTTGGCCAAGGTGTCGACAAAGCTATGCAAGAAGTTTTAGATAAAACAAATATCTCAGCAGATCAGTTCGAAAAATGGGGTCAGGCCATTGCTGGCGGTGGTGAAAATGGACAAAAAGCGATGCTTGAAGCAACCAAAGCTTTAGCTGGTGTTGAAAATGCAACAGATAGAAATAAACTTGGAACAAAAATGTTCGGTACAATGTGGGAAGACCAAGGTAAGAAAATTATCGATACCATTTTAAAAGCAGAAGGCAAGCAAGTAGACCTCAAAAAAGGGGTAGATGATTTACACAATTCAACTTCTAAATTAGACGCTTCACCAGCTGTGAAAATGGAAAAGGCGTTCGGAGATTTAAAAATGGCTCTTGAACCAGTGTTGGAAGTTGTTGCAAATGTAATAGGTAAATTTGCCGAATGGATTTCTAATAATCCTGAACTAGCAGCAACATTAGCGACGATAGCAACTATAATCGGTGTGATAGCTGGGGCCTGTTTAGCGCTTGCTCCTATATTTGTTACATTGTCTAGTGTTATGGGGGTCTTAGGATTAAGTGCAACAGCAGCGGCTGGTGCAGTATTGGGTATTGTAGTTGGTATTCCGTTGCTTATTGCCGGGGTTGCAGCCTTAGTTATCGCAATCGTTAAGAATTGGGATACGATTAAGAAACGAACAATTGAAATATGGAATTCGATCATTGAATTTCTTTCAAACTTGTGGAATGGGATTGTAGAGACAGCCTCAGATATTTGGGGAAATGTTGTAGAAGTTACAATGAATGTTTGGGATGGTATAAAACAATTCTTCTCTGATCTGTGGAAGGGCATTGTTGAGGTATTTACTTCATCTGTAAATGGTATTAGCGATTTCTTTACAACAGCATGGAATGGGATTTCAAATTTCTTCATTGGGGTTTGGGATGGATTAGTTAGTTTCATATCAAAAACTTTACAAAGTATATCAGAGTTTTTTACTCAAACTTGGACATCGATTTCTAACTTTTTTACAAGTATATGGAATGGTATTGTTTCCTTCCTTACACCAATATTGCAAGGTATAGCTGACTTCTTCAAGACGATTTGGGATGGGATTTCAACTGTTATACAAAACGTTAATAACTTTATTGCACAGTATTTACAAGCTATTTGGACAGCAATTTTATACTTTGTTACTCCAATGTTTGAAAATATAAAAAATGTCATTATTATAACATGGGATACAATTAGTACTACTACAAGTGCTGTATGGCAAGCGATAACAGACTTCTTAGTATCATGTTGGAACGCATTAGTACAATTCATAACACCAATATTTGAAAACATAAAGAATTTCATCATTATAACATGGGATACTATAAGTTCAACTACTAGTCTTGTATGGCAAACAATAACTGATTTCCTCGTATCTTGTTGGAATGGTCTTGTTAATTTCATTACACCAATCTTTGAATCTATAAAGAATTTTATCATATCCGCATGGAACACGATCAGTTCAACAACAAGTTCAGTGTGGAATGAAATCATTAGTTTCTTAACTGGATTATGGAATGGCATTGTTTCTACAGCAACAAGTATTTTCGATGGAATCAAAAATGTTATTTCAACTGTGTGGAATTGGATTAGTGGTACAAGCGATAGTATATGGAATGAAATTAAATCAACACTTTCTAGTATTTGGGAAGGTATTAAATCGACAGCCTCATCCATTTGGGAAGGCCTAAAAGAAGCAATTATGGGTCCTGTCCGTTGGGTTACTAATGCGGTCGAAAGTGCATTCGAGGGAATGAAATCAATCGTGCTTGGCGTATGGGATGGTGTTAAAAGTGGAATTAAGTCTGCAATAAATGGAATTATTAACATGATTAATGTATTTATTGATGGCTTTAATACACCAGCTAATCTATTGAATAAAATACCTGGTGTAGATGCGCCAACTATTCCACATGTTCCGATGTTGGCTACAGGTGGTCATGTTCTTGGAGATGGTCAATTCATAGCGGGTGAAGCTGGCCCAGAGTTATTCACTAAGAAGGGAAACAAGGTATCTGTTACGCCATTATCATCAAGAGAGAAATCGCTTGGTATCACTGGCACAATTAAAGAATTAGTTGCCAATATGAACCGTACTATGGCTAGTAACATACAATCATTAAGTGAAAATGCAATGCCTGTAACGAATGTTTCATATGCAGGAATGCCTGGTATAGATTCAACTCCCAAAGACACGGTTATACAACTTACTGTAGATCAGCCTATTATTGTGGATGGTCGTACAGTGCAGCGAGTTGTACGAAAAGAAACTATTCGTGAGGATAATATAAACTTTCTAAAAAGGGGGCAATAGTAAATGCCAGATACAATAATTTTATTTAAGAATGGACAAACTTGCTCCCTTAAAAAAGATTACAATGTAGAAACTTTAGAATTAACAGTAGATCCACCTCAAAAAGAATCAGACAAGATGAAAATAAAAGGACAGTTTGGTGTTCGTCATTACAATAAAAGCTATACAGAGCGAGGGTGTCAATTAAGGGTTCTTGTGGATACAGGAGATATTGAGGGAGTATATGAAAAAAGAAATGAACTATATGCTTTATTTGGTAGGTTAGAAGATTTTTATATTATATATTCAAGGGAACCAGGCATACGACGACGTGTTGAGTATGAAAATATGAAAATTAACCGTCCACCTGGTTCTTTATTATTTGAAATTATTGTTGAGTTTTCTATACCTGATGGTTTCGGTGAAAGTATCTTTACATCACTAGATGCGAAGGAATGGGATACTAATAAATTCGCTTGGGGCATGGGGTTAGAATGGGATGATAAATACGATTATACATTCAAAGAGAAAATATTTTATTTTAAAAACATCGGTTCCATGGAAATTAACCCGGCCCAACATGATATAACATGGCGTATTAAATGCGATCCGCGTTACTTAAAGGTTACTAACTTTACTACAAATGATTCATTGACTATTTACAATCCGGGTGCGGTTTCACAGGGAATCATTGTTATAAAAGGACTTCATATAGAAGATGAATATGGTCGTAATTTGGTACGCCATGCTGATGCAGGTGAAATACACCTTGTGCCTGGCATAAACCAAATCAAAATTGAATCGTCTACGTTCCATTGGTGTGAAGTAAATACGAGATTTTATTATTTATAGAAAGGAGCGAATGACATGAGTTTATCAAGAAAATATTATATAAATACTCTTATATCTGCTGATGAACGGAAAGAATTAAATTTAGAAATAGATAATGTATATTTAGAGCTTGTGAACAACAACAAATTTATCACTACGGTTCAACAGGCGCTTTTAAATTTGACAGAAAAAGAAGCTATTGATGTTGCTAATTTACAATCACTAATAACAAGTGGTGATACAAATACTTTAAACATAGTTAAAAAACTAATCTCTGATTTCTTAGTGGCAAATCCGTCAGATTTTGATGAGGTATTGGCAGCACGATTAGGAGAAGAAACTTTATATGATTTTAATCAGAAGATAAAAACAAAACTTGATAATACAGATAGCTTTCAACAAGTTAAGGTAACGGACAACACAGGCCTTGCTTTATCAGTGACAGATACCAATGAATTAATAGGTAAATCAGGATTTTTTAGATATACAGCAGGAGCAAAAGGGATGCCACCAGGAAGTACTGATGGAATTGGTTTTTTTGTTTCTAACAGTAAAACAGACGTTTCGGCTCTTGCAGTAGACAAGACAACGAAACGTTTATTCTTACGTTTAGGAACAGAGTGGATGTCATTAGCTTTTGAAGGTGCTTATGATGACATAAAGCAAGAAGTATTAAACGTAAAAAGTACTCATTCTTCATTAAATGCAGCAATCAGAGCGATGATTCCATACAATAGTGTGCAATACTACGGTAGCGATAACGCAGCTTTTCAAAAAGCTTTGAATGAATCAGCCGGAAAAACGTTAGATGTGCCAGCAGGAACATATACAATTGGTGATTTAGAAATTCCAAGTAACATTAGCATTCGTGCAGATCCGAATGCTATTTTTAATTTAAAGGCAGGAAGTATAACGTTCTTTACAAATAAAGATACAGTTAACATAGGTGGATATGACAAAACGAGAGGCATCGTTTTTAAAGGTGGAGTATTTGATTTTAAAAAGATGAAAGATGCCAAAGCATTTGTGCTATCTCATTGCCAAGATATAAAAGTAGATACAAAAATTATAAATGGCGGAGAATCACAAACATACGTTGCTCTAAATGCTGTGAAAGATTCAGAGATAGAGATAGAAGCCATTGATTGTAGCGCTACAACGTCTACAGGGGCAACTGTAGGTATTTATGTATTTAATGATAAAAATACGCTTACAAATCAAAATGCGAAGCCTTATGATCTCACATCATGTGACAATGTATTAATTAATCTTAAATTAAAGAATGCTAAAAAAGGACTAGCTGAAATTGCACCGGTAGACAAAGTGATTCATAAGAATATCACTTATAATGTACAAGCTGAGAATGTACTAGAAGAACTTGGATTATTCAACAATATGTCTTATTTCAAAACAGAAAAAGTAGCCGGAAATGATATTGGACATGGCTTAGTATTCCAAATTCTTAATGATACTTGTGAAGATTTTACAATAACAGGTGTTAATATTCGAAATGGTAAAAGTAAAGAAACATCCCGCGGTGTTTGGTTCAAAAGTAAGGAAGGTGACAATGCACCGCAGTATAAAAATGTTCGTATTTCCAATCCAGTTATTCGATCGTTTGCAAAAGGTATCACTACAGATTATGGTTTTAGCGCTAAAATCACCAATCCAGACGTACAAGAATGTTGGGAAGATGGTATTTGGAATTACTTCACCCTTGATTGGGGCCTAAATGGTGGAACGGTCAAATACAACAATAAAAATGGTTGGGACTCCCGTGCTGATGTCCACATAGGTGAATTAGCTATTGATAATGGGAATAAGAAGGTATTTAGATCGATTCTTTCAAATGTCCAAGTTAGAACATTACGAGTAGAGAATTTACAAGATAGCATTATTAATAATGTGATCATTAAAGGTGGCGCTTTCTCGCAAGTTGGTTCTAATCACAATAATAAAATCGATTATTTAGAAGTAGGTTGGTAATATGAAGCGAGTAGAGAGACCAAAAATTGAGCAGCTAGGAACTGGTGAACAATATCATCTTGTTGATATGAAACTTTTTGAAGTAATGGAGGGCAAGAACGAACCGTCCTCTATTCGCTTCGAGGTTCCAGATACAGATATGAACAAGCGTGTTTATCCATATGTAGAAGATAGAAACATACTTATCTTTGAAGGGCAATATTACATTCTATTAGTAAACAAATTAAATGAATTAGGATTTAAAGATTGTGATGCTATTCAGATTGGTGCAGAATTATCTAGGCAAACACAGGAGCAGAAAGTTACAGGTGATTTTTCTATTGAAGAAGGTCTTGATCATATCTTCCAAGGAAGTAATTTTAAATACGTTAACTATTGTTCTCCAAAAAAGCAGTTACATTTCGAAAATTTTGGTGGCGTAAACCGAATGAGCATGATTCAAAACTTATTAAAACGGTTTGATATCGAATGTATTTTTGATAATATGACAGTTATTTTTGCTGATCGTATCGGAAAAACAACAGATAAATTATATAAGTTTGGTTACAATGTAAACGCGATTGAGAAAACAACAGATGATAGTGAGTGTTCATTCTCTGTTTTATTACTAGGTCATACACCTTCTGAAGAAGATGGTGGTGGCCCACAATTTAAATATTATTATGAGTCGCCATTAAAATATAAAATGCCAGAGCTTATTCGTTGTAGACAAGCTGAAAATATTGAAGATGACAAAATTAAAGATAAGGAAACAGCATTAAGAAGATGTAAGGAATTTGTTAATGATATTCCTATTGTTTCTATCACTGTAGATCATAAAGAAGCCAATTTTGATGATACAAATGAACCAAAAGTTGGAGATAAAGCAATCTTACAGCATCATAAATATAATATGGATTTCGATGTACGCGTTGTAAAACGAAGACGTTATCCATTTGAACAAACACCAAATGTCTATGAATTTAGTAATAAGCGTGATGAATTAGTTGATCGTACAGAAGAACAAAAGAAATGGACTTCTGATATTTTATCAGTTGTGAAAGACCTTGATAAAAAGCTATTAGACGAATCCAATAATTACACAGACCGTATCAATGCTATAACCGATAAAAAAGCCGAAGAAGCAAAGCAGGAAAGTGAAGCAGCAAAGAAACTTGCGGAGCTTGTGAAAGAAAACCAAAAAAACTTTCAAACTACAATTATTGAAAGTGATATTGAACCAACTACTAATCTTGAGCCTGGTAAATCGTTGTGGTTAGATACTTCGAAAGGTAAGCCTGGTGTTCTAAAGAAGTGGAGCGGAACAACATGGGATGTAATTGTTCCAGATGTAGAAGAAGCAAAAGCAGAGCTTAATGAAAAAGTAGAAGCTGTTCAGAAAGAAGCTAATGGAAAATATAACGAAGTAAAAGAAACTGTTGATCTTGTTAATCGAACAATGACAGACGTACAAAACGAACAAGGTAATGTTAGCAAACGAATGACAACAGTAGAACAAACGACTGAAGGATTTAATCGTTCTATTGAATCGTTAAATAAAAGCAATGAAACTATTACAAACAAAATAAACACAGTAGAAGAAACTGCGGATGGCATAAAAGAAAATATAACAAAGGTTGAAAGTGATCAAGAAACATTTAACCAGCGTATTACAACTGTAGAAAAAAGTGCTGAGGGAATTTCACAAAATGTTAGTGAAATTAAAGAAGTACAAACATCCCAAAGAAAAGCGATAGAACAAGCGAATTCAACAATTGAACAACATTCAAATGCATTAAATTTAGCTGTTAAGATAAAAGATGTTGAAAATTATGTAAGTGGAGTTGGAAATGCAAATTTAATTAGAAACTCAAGATTTACACAAGGAACAAAGTATTGGGGGATTGCAGCTAAATTTCCAGCGGTTGTAGACCAAGACACAACATACTTAGGTGATTTTAGTATGAAATTGACTGTTTTTGGTCAAACAAGCCCTGTTTATAATAGTTTTACTTCTAATAGAATTCCTATTCAAGCAGGAGAAGAAGTTGTTGTTTCAGCGTATTTTATGACTAAAAATATTGATGAACACTACAATAAGAAACTACGAATGGTTGCTGTGTTTTGGAAAAGCGATGGCACTCAATTTTCAGCTGGCACCCATGATTTCACTATAAGTAATGACACTTGGACAAGACAAGAATTTACAAAAGTCGCTCCGCCTGAAGCAGCTTCTGTAGGGTTAAGAGCATATGTCCTTCAAAACGGTACATTTTGGTTGGCACATCCAATGCTACAAAAAGGAAATAAAGCCAGTGCTTATGTTGAAAATCCAAATGATATTGTTGATAAAGATCAAATCCTTGAAGATTTAGCTCATAAGGTAGCAACCGAAGATTACAACAAGAAAATGACTGAAATAGATCGTCAAATTGTAGCTAACACGGAAGGGATTCGGATTTCAGCTAAGAGTACAGAAGTTTACACAAAAGTAGAAGCTGACGGCAAGTATGCTACAGGCGCTTATGTAAAAACGGTGGAAGGCCGTATTGATGTAACTGAGAAAGCAATTACTAATACAGTCCGTAAAGGTAGTGTAATTTCAGAAATTAACCAAACCGCTGAAGCAATAAAAATTGAAGCGAAACGCATTAATTTAGTTGGCGCCGTTACAGCAGAATCGATTGCTGGTAAATTTCTTGAAGGTATCACGATTAGAGCAAAAGACCCAAACGATAATAATAACTTTACAGAAATGTCGAATGGTAGAATATTTACACAAGGTTTTCAAACTCCGGCTGAATGGAATCAGTGGTCAAAGAAAGTTATTACAGGTTTAGAAAAGGGAAGTTTTTATAGTAGAGGTTATAAAGAGGACGGCACACAAGCAAATTCTGTAAACATTGCAGCATGGGGCCTTAATCTTAACAACGGTAATGACGGAGCAACATACGGAGCCGGTTCACTTATTATACGGGATAATGGTCAAAACAAAACTGTTGAAGCTAGATCTTATGATGCAACAATGGGGTGGAGACCAAGTTTTAAGATCGATAATCCTCAAGGTGACGAACTTGCAAGAATATCATCAAATGGGATTTATTTTCATAATTATAATGGTCGTTATGAGAATGAATGGGTTACTGAGAGTAACGGTTCTCATTTAACTTTGTATAGATCAATGCTTGCTTGTGATGATCACTGGAATGGGTATTTACAAGTTAAATCAGGTAATGGTTCCAGTCACAACGGTATTGTTGCTACTGAATTTAAGACAACATCTCAGTTAAAGCTTAAAACAAACGTAAAGGATATACAGATTGATGCATTGCAGGACGTTTTAGACTTAAAAATTAAAGAATACTATTTTAAAAGCGATGTATCGAAATTATACGAAATGCGTGAACAAAAAGAAGAAGGACAAGCTCCATACACATTAAATGATATTAATAAATACTATGGTTTCATGGTAGATGATTGTCCTATTTCATTTACAGATGTAAATCGACAAGGAGTAAATTTATACGCTTCTTTATCAGTAACAATAAAAGGTTTTCAACAGTATGTAGGGAGAACTGATGAAAGACTAAATCAAATAGAAAAGGTGATTATTGATGAAAATAACAGCAAACGCAGAACTTTACGCAAAAGTGGTGGAAGAACAACTAAGCGCAGCCAACCAAGAGAAAAACATTTATTTGGCTCGCGTAATCGAACTAGAAGCAGAAAATCAAAAGTTACGAGAAGAAAATGAAAAGTTGAAACCAAAGTCTACTAATAAGTAAGGCTTTTTTATTTTGTATAAAGGAGTGGGAAAATGACAATTGAAATCGGAGTACTCGTTGCAATAGTATCTGCGGCCGTTAGTTATTTTGGGTACTCACTAAATAAATCTAAAGTAATAAAATCAGATGGCCAACAAAGTGCAGAAATGAAAGCAGAACTCGGATATATTCGTAAGGGAGTTGATGACATTCGAATTGACTTAAAAGCGAATGAGAAGCAAATGCAGCAGCTTGGTGAACGAATTACACGAGTTGAAGAGAGTACAAAGCAAGCACATAAGAGGCTGGATAATTTAGAAAAGGAGACGAATTAAAATGAACAAAGAAAATATTAAAAAGCGTTTGCGCAACTGGAAAACATGGGTTGCGCTTTTTTCATGCCTTGGATTAATGTTACCTGTTTTTGGTGTTAAAGGTTTTGAAGGCGATTTAGAAAAGGTACAGCAAGCTGTTTACTTATTCGGTATTGCTTTAGGTATTTGGTCAGATCATGAAGAAGTTCAAGAAGGAGAGGATAAATAATGACTAAAAAAATTATCGATATTTCAAAATACAATGACTCTATTAATTGGGACGTAGCTGCTTCTAATATTGATTTAGCAATCTGCCGTGTACAATATGGTTCAAATAAAGCTGATTATTTATACAAACAACACGTTGAAAATTTAGAAGAACGAGGCATTCCACACGCTGCTTATGCTTATGGCTGCTATGTATCTGTGGAAGATGCAATTGTAGAGGCGAAGGACTTTATGAATCGTGTTAGCCCTAACGCTAAATTTTTAGTATTAGACGTTGAAGATGATACCCTATCAAGCTGTGGAGGCACTAATCTAGCAAAAGCTTCACAAGCGTTTATAGACACGTTAAAAGCAAAAGGATGGAAAGTAGGTTTCTATGTATCTCATCATATGTACGGCTCTTATGGATTACAAAATGTACAAGCTGATTTCTTATGGATTCCTCGTTACGGTAAGAAACCTGCATATGCATGTGATATGTGGCAATATGCAGATAATGCAACTGGTGGGTATGTGGAAGGTATCGGCAACTGTGATGTAAATAAACTTATTGGCGATAAATCACTAGAATGGTTTATAGGAAATGATTCTCAACTTGCTCCTCCACAAGAAGATGTTTTAGGATACCTTACAACGACTGCTGATATAGCTAATATTCGTAAAGAACCTAATGTAAATTCATCTATTATGCGTCAAGCTACAAAAGGTCAAGGGCATACGTATTATGAATGGTCTTATGATGGTTCTCATTTCTGGTATCGAGTAAATCCAGAAAACTGGATGCGTGATGATACAGCAAGTATCAATAAAGACGGTAAAAATCAAGGTGTCGTTTGGGTAAATGGTACTGACATCAATCTACGCAGAGGTGCATCCACTGGTGACCCTGTTATGAATAAAATTACAAAGCGTTCCGCTTATGAAGTGCATTATCGATATGAGAACTGGATTTATGTAACAGGTGAAGGTGTTGAAGGTTGGATGTATTTTGATGAATCTTATGTAAGTTGGTTGAGATAAACAAAGCGTATTTTATTTTTATTGCTCGTATATTTAATAAAGCCTCTGCTAATAATCTAGCGGAGGCTTTAAATACCGTGAACACAATCAAAACTACATTTCTAATAACTTCTCACGTAGAATTAATTCACTTTCAGTCATATAACCTCTATGTAATTCCTCTTCAATCTTATCATGATTAAAGCATAATACTTTTTCATCACCTAGATAACCAACAGGATAAGGAACGCCTGCATAGTCAAAGTCACGTTTGTCTTCTGAAATAACCATTCTTCCAATAATCATAATGATTGGTTCTACTTCTTCTAATTTTACAACGGAGCCTATAGGTAATAGTTTCATTTACTTACTCTCCTTCTTCTTTTTAATGTATTTAAAGATATAATCTAGTGTTATTATTGAAGTAACTCCTACGGATAGTTGAATAACTGTAAAGATAGCCTTTTCTTTTTGAGAAGCAGTATTTATGCTCCATATTAACATAAGAGGAAAGAGTACTCCGATAATAGTAATGACTCTTAATGTTTTATTCAT